GCAAGATTATCTATAGCCATACGTGCATGCCCATTCATAATTTGCTGTGCATCATCCATATTTTCAGCAACAATCAATTTCTAAATTATTACAATCAGTTCCTATACCTTGGAATATACCTCCCAGAACGGCACATTTATATGGATGTTCTTGTACGCAACCAGTTGACAAACAACATGCTCCAGATTGATCAATGCAACAGTCGATGTTCTCACAACTGGACACATCAGGATGAAACTCTCCGCCAATTACATCACATTCTTCTTCGCTTGTTGCCTTTACACATTTTCCGCCCACACAACAAACTCTGCTTTCATCACAATCAATACATTCTGGCACTTCTGGAGTATCACAACCACCCTCTGGGCAAGCTGCACCTTGTTCCCAATCAACACCACCAGATGCATAACATGAATCTTCATCGTAGTCTGGTAAGCAGTTTACAGTTATACTCTGTCCATTTAAGTTTACAACTGGTATCGCAAACGGGAAGCAGCATCTTCCAAGAGGTTTACTATCGATTATAGAAGCACAATTACAATCATCACAATTTGCACATATTCCTTGAGTGCAAGCAGGATTTGGAATTAGATTTCCATTTTCATCTAGCTGTGATGCAAAACAAGGAACCCAACCATCATCAGGATATGTAAAGTCTCCATCACTCGGATTCCATAGTAAAATATTCCAACATTCTTCACTTATATTAAACGCGGCTATGTTATTTCTAACATCATTATAGGTATCTCCCCAGATACAATTTACCCCGCCATTTTTACAATAACAACCTAACCATTTTTCTTTCTTCTGTGGTATTGGAACAAGAGAACAACACTCGCTCTCATTTCCATGATAAATTCCTCCAAGAACGGAACATGTTTCCGGTGTGGTATAATTACAAAGTGTTTCTGACTTACATTCGGAATCCATATAGCAACACGCACCCCATTCGGCGCAAGTGCTATTCCCACAAGTATTCACTCCACATTCAGTATAAATTCCTCTAAACGTAGCGTTAAAATCGTCACTCAAATTTCCTAAGTTAGTGCATTGATTTTCAGTCATTTGTATGCAATCAATACAATCATTTTCTGAATTTTCATAACAACATGCTCCAGTTGGAGGAGTTGCACAATTGCATGGATAATCATTGCATGACCAGCTAGGATCATCACAAGAAGCATCATTTACAAAATATCCACCAACTTCTTCACAATCATAATGGGTTGCTTGAATACAAGTTCCCATTGTACAACAAGCACCGTCATTACCAACACATGAAGTATCTCTACACAAAGTCTCTGGGTGGAATGTTGAGTTCTCTAATTCAAGACAATCTTTTGCTAACGTGTAATCTACACAACCATTTCCTCCGTTCAAGAAGAAACTTTCATCACAGCAAGCTCCAACCTCATCAGCATTATAAGAAAATTCTGATGATTCTTTAAATCCTAGACTTGGATTTATTGCATACCATTTAGCTTCCGTGCTTGAAATTGGTTTACGAATAAAGTGTAAAATATCGATTGATCCAGTTTCCGCCGAAGAAAACTTTGTATCATTCCAATTGCCATTTTGATGGTATTCTGGGAAGATTGGAGTTTTATCTCCCCCATCTGGTCCAAGTATATGACGATGTACATCGTGTTCTGGATTTTCTCCTGTGAGAAGACCATGATTTCCTGCGTTATGAAGAATTAAAGTAAAGTTTTGAACCACATCATGAGTTCTTCCTGTAGGAGTTGCTCCATCCGTGGGTAAGTAAATATGTCCAGTGGTAAGACCGCAATATACTTTTTGTATGTTTCCATGTTCTAATTTCAGATTAACATCTGTTTGTGTGGCCTCTGCATAGCCCACAGGATATGCAGTAAATCCACGCTGGTTTCCATGTCTTTTAATTATTTCTCTATGATCTATTAATCTAGCTGTAAGTGCTTCGTGATAAGCAGATGCACCGGCAGCAGGATCATCTTCGTAAGATGTTGGGATCGGCCAACCCGTTCCTGTGCTTGCATTCCAGAAAGTATCTGCTGCCCCATCAGCATAAGTTTCGCCTCTCATGTAAATTATTTCACCAGTGATTCCCATGTCAATGCCATCAGGAGCATCTGCTGCTAAACCGGAAATATAAATGGTATTGTCAAAAACTTGTATTTCTGCATCACCATTCGAGAAGAGAGTTTTAAATTCCACGGTGGGACCTAAATTGCTACCATCTTCAAATATATTCGAGAATAGAATTGATACACCACTTCCAACAGTTTCAATTTTAACAGGACCTGTTGGACCCGTTGTTCCTGTTGCTCCACGAATATCAGCAATTACACCATTCTGTATGCGAGGATGTCCTACACCTATTTTTCCGGGAACCTCTAATGTATATCCTCCTCCGGTCGAACCAGTAGCCAAGAATAAAACAAGAGAATCTCCGCATAAGCCAGCATATCGATAATAACGAGCATCATAAGTTGCTGTTGTTATGGTTTCTGTTCCATCATCATTTATAATAGTTATTTGTGGTCCTGTTGGTCCGCAGTAACCAAAACCAACTCCCGCCCTACCTCTAGGACCAGTAGCACCAGTATGTCCAGTAGCACCAGTTGCACCAGTTGCGCCAAATGTTGCACCGCATATTCCATCCAAACAACCAGAATTTATAAACTCAGCCGGACAGTCACCACCAGCAGCGCCGGTGCCTCCTGTTGGACCTAAAATCATAATATGGGCACTACTACTCATAAATAATCCTTAATAATAAAACGGATTCTCTGATTCGCTTCGGACATAAAAACCATACCACTCATTTCTGCCTGTATCAAAATCTTCCGTTCCTATACTTATGAACTGTATAATATCTATTCCGTTTGTAAGAGTAGGCTCGGCGTTATAAGGGAATTTCCAATTTTTAGGGAATGTTTCTGTGTATTGATAATCAGTAATTCTTTCTGGCGTTGCACCTCGTTCAAATTCATCACAATCAAGTCTAACCGGTCTGACTCCAGAATTATCGCCTCCCTCAACTATTAGAGTGAATCCTAGACCAGTGAATTTTCCAAAAGTATCTTCAAATTCATCATAGTCTTCTTCCGTTGAAGATGAATCAATTATACGAATAAACGGTCTTTCATTTTCTGGGAAAACCGGATTTTCATAACCAATTAATTTTTCATAGTCTTCGTTTGGTTTTATTATCCAATGATTTCCTTTAGATAAATTATCTCTTGCTGCATCAATCGATAATAACTTCATTGGATTTATTTTATACAACATAGTATTTGTTTCGCACTCATATTGATATGGAGATATTCTTCCAGAGACTTCATCATATCTCATTGTTGTTGCTTTTAGAGCAAAGGTAGGACCAGGATAATAACTTGTTAAAGTTGCACCAGATAATCCAGTGCTTCCTAAAGAATTCATGCTAAAGAATACTAACTCACCAGTAGCTCCATATGCTTGAACTGAATCATATGAAGTAAAACCGATTGCAATTTTACCTTCTTCTTTATAGTCTCTTACTGTAACACCACCGCCACCAGTTAAACTTCTAAGTTTAAGAACGCCATTAATGCTTTCTTTAAATATTGATCCACCAGTTGCTTGACCTAAATTCTCACCAAACAAATGATATATTGAAGGACCAGTAGGACCTCTAAAGAAACCGCCATCGGTAGTTAAACCTCCCGCGTACTGAACAATCAGGTGATGTGCATTTGGACCGGTGCTTGTATAAGTTACGCCAGTGATTGTTGCGCCTGGATGTCCTGTTGGACCGCTTGCTCCGAGGGGACCGGTGGCACCTGTTGCTCCGGTAGGTCCCTGAATAACACTGCTGCTTCCTTCTGGACCAGTATCGCCCAACCTTCCTATATTGAAAGGATGGGCGCTAACTGAAGTTACTAGAGAGGGATAGTCACTCATGTTTTAAACTTCCCCCTAAGTCGGTTTAATCTTTAAAGTTTCATCGTCTCTGTAAACTGTGTATTGTTCAGCACCAGAATCGCTTGTGGGCAGATTTGTCAATTTAAGATTCTTAATCTCCAGTTTATCAATTATCGCCGCATATGCAGTAGGATCAACTCTTACGATCCAATTCACAGTCATATATGGAGGCATATTCGATTCTCTTAAGGACCATCCTGTAGCAAAAGGATTACCATCACTTAGACTTCCACTTCCAGCGTTGTATGGTATTTCTCCATCTTCATTTATATTTGCTGATTGCAATGAGTTATCAGAATGACCACCCTTTCTGGCCAAAACGTCAGGATCACCAGATATGTCTTTTGGTATTTGAGTGCCTCCAGCGGTATTTACAATTTCTCCCACTGGTTTTTCTTCTGCACCAAATAACATTCTACTTCTAAGATCAGGTGGGAGAACTGAATATACTCCATTTTTTTGATTCACATCTGTATAGTTAACAAAATTAGACGAACTTCCATCCGCAGCTTTTACTTGGAATTGTGTTCCGCCTTCACTATGTGCAAATTCAAACAAGTCAAATTTTGGCGAAATTGTTTTGTCCTTTTCATCTGGATCGGAACCTTTAACTAAATCATCTTTATTCTCGAAAAAGTTTCCATTTAATTCCATTGGAATATCATTGTCATATGATTGTTTTACTAAAACATATCTTCTTCCATTATCGTCTGCTCCACCAGAAATTCCTGCGACAATACCAGAAATTGTTCGTCCATCTACAACTTGCTCTACTCTATCACCAATTTGAGGGCTTTGCCAATTTGTTTTTAAAGTTTCTACCCATCCATATTTTCTTCCTATTACAGAAAAATATTCTGGATACTTTGTAACTTTAAAGCCTGGGGCAGAATGCTCATCGGTGAATCCAACACCATCACAATAAGCCCAACCTTGAGGAACTTGTCCTTTTTCTCCTAAGAAAGCCTGAATTGTTCCAACAGGAATCAAACTACCCAGAGATACTGCAACATTTCCCCCCAATAAACTACCAACATAATTTGTTACAGCACCGTATATGCTACCGTTCGCATCTTCAGCAATTCTAGTCATTAATGGTTTTGCTACCCAACCCTGTGTGGTTGGTCTTTGACTATCCATCCAACCTTGAGTATAACCGCTTAGAAAATAAACATCATCTCTAGTCATACCGGCAGGAATAACTCCTGTAGTATTACTAAACATTTGATCCATTTTAACAATTCCAGCGATTGTTAATTCAAAAGTATTTTCGCCTGTTACCTCTGAAACAATTCCGACAACTTCAGCGTTATAGGCACTATTGGCTTGTGCTGCGGTATATCCATCCGGGAAATCATCAATCCCACTATTCCAGCGTACAGGAGTACCGACAGTAAATCCATGATTATCTTGAGTAACATTGAATGCTATTTTACTTGCAGTTGTAGCATTAACATCTGTTACGCAAGAGGAAGGATTTAGAATTGATGAGTTTGTTACCATTTATTTAACTCCATTTATCATGATGCCGTTGAATTATCTACACTTGAAGGCATTGCGTTGTTGAATTCTGCATCCACTTCGTAGTGAATTGCTATACTATCTAGTTTCTCTGCTCCAGCTTTCACTGAAATTTCTACTCCCAATGAAGAGTCTGCGGTACAACCAACATTTAATGAATTTCCAGATGTTTGTCTTCTCGAACCAAGAGAACTCATGGTTCCGGCAACATACTTCATGTCCTTACCAACATCTTTATTGAATCCTTCATCTGGTGTTCCGCTTGGCGAGAACAATCTACAAGAATTAGGTTTCTTTCTCATTGGTATTGGGAAGGTATGAACATGTTTCATAGAACCGGGAACTATGAAGTGAACTCCAGTAGTATCTGCTACTGTACCATTTCCTTGCCCACCTCTTAATGTAATTGTTCCCGGAGGAATGTTATACTCATAACTCGTCTGATAGAATCTCTGGCACTTCCTCAATTCTTCATTAGGATCTACTGGATTAAACGGAGTCGAAATATTACCTCTTTCCAATTTAACCTGTGCGAGAGATAAGTCATGATCGAAGTAAAGATTCTTATGTTCACCATTCGGTAGCGATGTCCATTGAGTATAGAAGGCAAGAGATGCAAAGTGATCGGCTGTTACTCCAGTTTGTATTGAGGAAAGTGCTGCTGATGCTCCTGCTTCATTTGAAATCTCTGGAACAAAGAATGCGTAAGCATATCTTTCCCAACCTGTTCCCACTCGGAAAGTAGTGATTGGTGTTACAAGTTCACTAGCTGTCTTTCCTGTTTGTGCAACACTTGAATACAGTCCTGCGAATGTTGCACCCGGCGCTGCACCAGTTGTTCCTGTTAGATTCTGAAGCCATGCGACCGCACAATCTCCAGTTGCCGCTCCTTTCGCATAGAATGAAACTGTCATAACTTCACCAGCGAAAGATGTGCAGTCAGGAATTCTTTGTTCTACTCTGTGCCATTCATTAGTGTTTGTTCCGCCAGGATAAGTTATTGCACCCCGAACAATCGCATAATAATCCGGATGTCCTTCGACTTCAGTTTGCTTCTTATCGAAAGAACCTCTTCTTAGTGCATAATCTAAAGTTCTATGTGTACCTGCACTCTTTCCTGTGAATGGGTTGCCAGAGTGAGGTCCCGTTCCTGTCTGTGAAACTCTCAACCATCTGTCTGCAAAGTAAGTGTTAGTATTTCCAACATATCCTGTTGCACCTGTTACGCCAACTCCTCTTTGCCAAATTCCAAAGTCAGGGTTGACAATATGATTTACATTCACATGTGTTGCATTATCATAAGTAAATCCAGTTGCACCAGTCGGTCCTGCTATGCTTAAATCCATGCCAGGTATAGATTTTTCAGAACCTCTTCTCTTATGAGATCCAGCACCCAACACAGGAGTACTTATTTCGGGTTCTCCGATATGTACTACAATTCGAGTAGGCGATATTGCATCAAAAACTTTAACAGTAAATGCACCGGATGGTGTTGTTGTTGCTTGACCATTTTCGTGAAGATAATGTGTTCCTCTTCCGGTATCAAGGACCTTCTCTTGGAAAGTAACCGCACCCGAAGTTACAATTCGAATAAATCCAAGTGTAGTATCAACATATGACACGATTCCAATTACTTTTGATGTTGATACATTTCTATTATCCGCAAGTTGAAGTCCTGATGCAAAATTTTTATCACTTGCTAAGGCAACAATATCACCTTCATTGAATGTTTGTTCTGAAGTATTGTATCCTTGATCGAATAAAATCTTTTCGTCACCACTTGCGCCATCAAGCCCAACGCTTCCGCCAGTACAGCCAGTCGGAGAATTATATTGACCTCTATATGGTAGAATGATTCCGCTTGTATTTCCAGTTGCAAGAAGCATGGGTTTATTTACAGTTCCCGACACAATCGGTGATGCGTGCTGTATTCTTCCTCTATCTCCCGGAGAAGTAGAGGTTGATAAGAAGTAAACATGACCAGGAACCAAACCTTCAGTATGATCTTCTCTTAATGTTGCATTCCATTCTGCTTTTGTTCCTGTTATTTCGCCACTGAAAGTTAAATCGAATGTTTCGTGATCGACAACATTTGAAACCATTCCAATTGCTTCCGCTGCTCTGGTGAAATATCCATGAGGTTCATTTGCACCTGCCGCTGAAGCATATGTGTAACCTTGTGTTGTTCCGCTATAGCGAATAACATTACCGAAAGTAAATCCATGATTTCCTTTTACTATTCTCTTCTTATTGGCGCCTCGGTATATGTTTACAAACCCATCTGTGTCAAAGTCCATGACAGGTCCGGCAGTATTTCCTATGACTAATGCACCAGTCTTACCACCAACACCTCTCCAAATGTGACCAGTGACTCCTGCTCTTCCTCCTCGGCCGTCTATGTCTAAGAAATTATATCCTGCTAGAGTAGGTCCGAAGTGAATTCGAACAACTCCGCTTTCAGCAGAATCGTCTGCACCGTCAAAGAATGGATTAGAATGATCCATAGTTTCGCCGGTATAACCGTAAGGACCGTATGGATAATCTCCCCCGGTGCTACCAAAGACATATTGGTTTGTGGGTCCATATGGACCACCAGTCAAACCAGTGAATACCTCTTTATGGAGCAATTTGCCTTCTAACCAAAGTCCTTCCTTTGTTCTCCACATATTATTTTTATGAAGCCAATATGGTCTATCATAAACAAAGGCATCATCATGATCTCCGCCGTCACTACTATCAATACTTGTTGGATCTGGTCCTGTTGCAAAACCACCAACAACAAAACCGGCAAGACTTGAGCCAATAGTTGGAGACTCATTATGGTTTATAACTAAAATATTTTCTCTTACATTATATTGATCAGATATAGATGCGTCTTTATCATCTGAACCAATATATGAATTGCCCACTTTCAAAGATTTTCCCACACTCATATGATTGCAGAAAGTGGAGTGGGTTCTCATTACATTTCCTGAGAAAGCAACTGCTAAAGTTCCGCCGGTAGAAAGATTCATCATCATTCCATCGCCAGGAGTTGCTCCATAAACATGTAAAATATTAAGTTTTTCAATTATGTCTTGATTAGTTTTTCTTCTCCAAGACTCAAATGTATCATTTAAACTAACATCTGGTATTTTGTAATAAGCATAATTTACATCTTCAGTAAATCCTCTTGCTCCACTCCACTCATCATAGCCTGCATATTCTTCTGAAGGAGAACCTCCATATTCGCTAGGGAATATATTACCAGTTCCGCCAGGAAGAGGCCAAGTATAGTAAGTACCATTACCGCCTCCGCCATCTAAGCCCGAGGAGTTGTAAGCATATGTATAACCTGTGCAACCACCAAAATATCCAGCCATTTTTTCTTATCCTTAATTAATCTGAGATCCCGTGTCGCTATAGTATGCTTTACAAGTTCCACCTATGTTTTGAATATAAAATACTTCCGCAGCGTTTACTGGCAGATTTCCCTGTCCTTCAAAATAGGAACCCATTCCAAGTATATTTATCTGATATCTAGAAGCGCCGGGAGCAGAGGCATTTGAAAAACCTTGAGCATTATCAAAAAGAGATGAATCTGTTGTTACTCTTGAAAATCCGCCTTGCGCCGGGAAGTCATCGCCTTCGGCATTAACTTGAACTTCTTCATATAAAACATAAACTCTTGTAATTGAATCCACTGTAGCTTCCGCAGAAAATGAAATACTTGATTTGTTATTTACGAAATACCCCACATCTTTTCCTGTGGGCTCGATATAAACATATCCGGGACTTATTGATCCTGTCCATAATCCTTGATTGTTTGGCGATGATGGTGAAGCTAAAGTCAAATTAGCATCAACCAAACTTCCACTCTGCATAAATCTCCTTGCAAGAGCAGTTATTTGAGCTTGGAGAATTGTTTGCATTTGTGTCAACTCTCTTGCTTGAACAGCAAATCCAGGCCTAAAACCGATTTGAACATAATTTTTATCTTTGTCCCAATCGTCTAATCCTGAATCTTGATATGAATAAAATACTGCCATCATTTTCTCCTAAGTTCTATTATTTATCAATAAACTATGTTACCAGTGTTATCACCTATAACCAAACGAACCTGATAAGATTGAAGTCCGGAAGTAATAGAATCTGTTGTTGTTAATGTTTGAGTGTGAAGAATTTCACTTTTTGGGCCTAATTTTCCATTTCCTAATTGGATACTTTGTACAGTTGTTAAATCTGTTGCTGCTCCAACTAATTCATTCGTAGAAGCGGTGTGTTTTCCGCTCCAAGATAAAGAAGCTGATCTAGTATTTCTTGTCGATGGTGGCAATGTAGATGCTGAAAACAACTTATCATTGACTGCTAAATTTTTACCATCTCCTATAACTTCAAATGTCTTTGTGTCTGAACTTGCGTGAGCAATTCTCCCCAAAGCCCTCTTTGAATTTGCATTTATTTGTGAAGATGCAATACTGGCATTATTGGCTAAAACAGATCCAGTATCAACAGTAACTCTTGTTGACATTCTAAATGGACTATCACCTTTCTTGGTGTTGGAAATAAAGTCTCCATTATAGTCATAAAGATTTTCTACCAAAGACACTTTATTGAAACTTGTAGCATCTGTTATTTGAGCGAGTCTACTTGAATCTACACTATAAACGACCATTCCACTATCTGCTCCAAGAAGAGTAGCAAAGTCTAAACCATCTGGAGATAATACAATATAAATCAAAGGACCTTGTAGTCCTGCTGCTTGAGAATTTCCGACAAGTAAATTTGCACTATAATCTGCTGGGTATTGGGGTTCTGGGTTCATATACAAATTATTAAAAGATTGAGTGTAATTTTTACCCGGATTTTTAACTTCGATTCTAATTAATTTATGACCATCCTCCGAAGAGTTCCAAGAATTTGTAAAATGTTCTGTGGTAATATCAAAGGTGCATGGATCATCAGTTATTTCAATTATTTTAATGACGGGTTTCGTTGCAAATCTAACTCTTCTCAATTCTGTTTCTGGAAGAGTAAATCTAATTATACTTTTAGGTCTTGAGTTCCAATAGTTGATTGTATCCCTTGCTAGTTTTAAAGGATTATTTGAATTTACTGGATTTAAATCCAGATCATCTATTTGCTGTATAGATGGAACTGGAATATGCTTTGAAGTTACAAATTTGCTCATTTGACCGCTAATGGTATATAAGTAAGACCAAAGATAACCATCACTAGTTCTTTTGGGGGCAGGATTTGTGCCAGACGGGGGAGATGTTGATAAAGCTCCATAGTTATTATCAAGGCACCAATAAACTCTTTTCACACCAAATTCATCAGTAACAACTGCATAGAAGTTTTTATCATCCATGACTTTTGTGTTGTCCCAGGCGTCGTATATCGCACCTCTAGTCCACTGAATGTTTCTTGCTATTAGAGAAAACCATTGAGAAGAATTATCCTTTGAAAGATTTACTCCTACAACACCGGATATGTCCTCTGCATCTTGAGGAGACCTATAACCAGTTTTCTGTGAAGGATTATCACCACTTGCCTCTGGTGCTGATTTCCCAAAAACTAGAGAAAGATTTCTTTCCCCAATATTTTTAAGGAAAGCCTGAGACATTAATCGATTTATTCCTTTTCTATAACTCATATTTGTATTACCTTAAATTATGGACATCCTGTTCCCGAACCATCATCTGCTGGATCATTTGGAGTTCCCGTACTAGTATTTATAGCACTTAAGTATAGAAAATCTCCAAGATTCACTGCGCCAAAAGAAATTCCTGAAGGGACTGAAAACGACCAAGAGCTTGGATGATGATATACTCTAAAATAGCTAAAACCAATTTCTGCGGCTGCCGTTCCTCCTGTATGTCCTGTCTTTCCAAGAGGAGCAAATGTATCAAAGGAGGAAACTCCAAGTTTATCTTCATATGGTTGATGACCAGTGGAACCATCTTCATTCTTAAAATGTAAACCAAAATTGTCAACAGTATGTTGACTTGTATAAGTACCACCGACATCAGGATTATATCCGCATGGATATAAATCAACATCACTATTATTACTTCTTAAATTAGTATAAGTTTGAAGCCTATAGGGAGCATAATTTCCTATAACTGGTTGCTCCACCGGATAAACTTCTCCTGTTGTTCCGGGTTGTGGAATATCATCCCAAACGGAATAATTGGCTCCAATATAAAGACCGGCAGGGTTCAGTAACTGTTTTAATTTTGGCAGATAAACATTTACAGGAACTTGAGCATCGATTAAGTATGAATAGTTTTGCCAATACTTACTATCCTGTATTCTACTAAGACCACTAAGAGTTCCTAATTCATCGTCATAATATACTCCACATGGAGATCCCGGCGCACATCCTTTTTTATCACAAGGAGGCAATATTTCAAATCCTTCATCGTCATAGCTGCCTCCAGCCCAACACAATCTGCCCAAGGTATCAGTCCAGCAAGGACCTGTTGGACACCCGGATGTTCCTATCATTCCAGCATTGGGTCTAATTCCTCCGGGCAAACAATCACCAGTCATTCCCCAATGATAACATGGAGAACCAGTAGTACCAGCAGATACTCCTCTATATGGAGCATCAGAGCAACGAAGAATAAAAGTTTTCGGTTCTGTTATTGTCGAATCGGAGTCAAAAAATACTCTTAGGAAATATTCAAACGATTCTGGTGTTCCTTTATATTGATAAAGATCTTTACAGTTTGCTAAAAAGTTTCTTACATCAACTCGACCAGAGTTTGGCAAATTAAAGTCTACAAGAACTTCTCCTCTTTCAGATTCCGGTCCTGTGAAATCAAATGTTTGATCTGGGAATCCGTTTGCATATATTGATTTAAACAACTTTATCATAAGATCCGGAGTCGTATCAATATCTGTAATTATTTCTTGAATACCTATTTCATTTTCTGCTGATAACCATTTAAAAAATTCTTCCACGAACCTAGAAAAATCAGGATATATTTGATGTATATACCCCGGAATTCTTTTTGAATTGAAAAAATTTGAATATGTCTGAACTAATTTAGGTTGATTGGCACTTACCAGATAATATGCCTGGTCATACATGTTACCTCCACATGCACCAGCATCATTATCGCCAATAAAACCTGTAATAGTCATATATTATTTCCTAATTTATTGATATAATTTCAATATCATGTTCTTTCATAGAAAGAATTAGATTTTTGTTACTGCTAATTGTGTTATATTCTGGATCAACTAAAAGTGTAAAATCTGAAATCGCTCTTAAATTATTTAATTGAATTCTCCCAGTAGAATAGTTTACAGAACCAACAACATCAATCAAACCATAATTGCTCGAATCTCTCATTTCTATTTTTCCAAAACCATCATCTTGTAAAAATACAACTACTTGCTGATCAGTCCTTTGAACTACAAAAGGCTCTAATGTTTCTATAGTTGAAGATGGAGTTCCTAATGGATCTCTTAAAGTATTCAGAAAATTAATAGTTAAAGAATTAACTTCAGAAGTCTCTGATGCAGAAAATGTCTTCGAAAGATATAATGAAACATTTTGACCTACAATACTAGGATCTAACTCCTGAAGGCCACTAATATAATTGGAAAAAGTAAATGATGAATTGAATGCCTCTAAATCATAATCGGAATTGTAATTACTAATTAGTTGTAATATTTCTTCCTCTGTTCTATATGTTTTAGAAGAATCCCAAGTTATAGTTCCTCTTGCCTGAATATCTGTGAATAAAGGCTCAATAAATTCAGGAAGAACAGAAACAACTGACTTATCTTTGCAATATGAAATTATTTCTTCCTTTAGTCCATCTGTTAAGTCTTCTCTATTTGGAGTAATTGCAGAAACATAAACCCTTCCATAATTGGGAGGATCGTTTTCCTCTCCTCCCCATACTGCAAATTCTATCCCAGTACCAAAATTATTACTCAACATAACTTGATAATCGCCACTCGTTACCGCTCTTCCCTGAGACTGGAACATTCTGGGAGCAGCATCTTTTATATTCTGTAGTGATTCTTGATTTGAACCTCCAACCGCCCCTCTTCTAGTTTCAACAACCGAAATTCCTGGCACGGTACTGATAAATGTTCCTGTTCCATTTCCATCCGGGCCGGAAGTGACTAAATACTCAAACAAAACTTGAGATTGATGTTCAGGTCTTTTTCCTAAAACGCCATCACCAAAATATATTTCATAACCTCCATCATAAGATCCAGTAAGATAATAAACTTTAGATCCAGCAGTAAATCCACTTATATTCCCTACCACCTTTCCTGCATTATTCCATTTCTGATATCCTTGACCTTCATCAACATATACACTTAAAGTGGAAGTATCAATTTCCAAATCTGGGATTGAGAATTTTTGATGGGTTGTAGAACTGTCATATAAAGAACCGGAAACTCTTTCCATTTTGTTTCCCTGAAGTAATGTGATTTCAGTATTTCCATTTATATAATAGTCTTTATCAGGAGTCCACTGATAACCATTGCCTGTGAACATGTCACCAAATTTAATGGTTTCTCCGCTTCCGGTAACAAGAACATCTGCCTTCGGGGATCTTCTTGATGATGGAAGATATGACAAAGGTTTTATTAGAGAATAAACTGACTCTCGTTTCACTGCTGTATCTAAGAAAGATTCGTTTGCCACCATATTTGCATAAAAACTATAAAGAGTTGAGTTATAAGTTAACAAATCAATCAATGTTGCAAGAGCAGATCCTTCAAAATCATAATCTTTAAATTGACCAGACTGTTTAAGATAATTTACAAGAGATGACTTGATCTCTTCGAAATCTAAGTTTCCTAAAACAAGAACCGGATTTTGAGATCCTGTGAACCCTTCTATGTAAGCCATTATCTTACCCTTTCTAATACAACTTGAACTTCTACTGTCTGTGTGAGAGTATTCAAAGATACTGGTTTTATTTTATAATCTATTTGAATATCTAAAGAATTATAAGTGGGATCTTCGTTTACTATAATATTTTCTAATTCTATTCTAGGCTCATATATTTTTAGCTGCTCACCTATTGTTCTCGAAATTTCAAATTTAACCCATCCAGAAGCCATTGACTCGAATAAAGATCCTCTAATATTACAGCCAAAATTTGGTTTCCATGGTCTCTCATAGTTATTTGTCAATACTATCTGACGAACAGATTGTCTAACTGATTCGGAATCATATTTTCTCATGATGTCCCCGGAAAGCCCTTGTTCTAAAAACATTGTACTAGGTTTGAATGCAAGAAAAAAATCAGAATACACATATTCCTTTTCCGATCCAGCAGCAACAACATTTGTTCCCGTATATCCTCTTCCATATAGTGGCATTTTTTATTCCTTTAGGCTTTAATATATTTATATGTTTTATTCGCCATTTTCACCACTTTCACTTGGATTTCCCAAAGCAGAAGAATCTCTTGCACAAGAAACTGAAATGTAATAGTAATTACTACTATCCATGAGATGTTCTATTTTTATAACTAACCATTTGCCACTCATCGGATTGATTCCCGGATCTTTTTCAAATATATTTTCACTTGTAATCATCTGAGGAAGAGTTATATTGATAATATCTCCTACTCTTAATGTTAAATTTCCGGGAGCAGTAAATGATAATTCTTGTGCAAATAATTGTGCCATTTGGGCTTTTCTATAGAGTCTAGATTTAAGAGGAGTATCCCAATACCTTGCATCTACACTGCCAACATACTCTAGATAATTCGAATAAGAAACTCCTGTCGCTGGAAAATTACACTTATTTAAATAGTCAGGAACCATAGACAATGGATTCTGAATACATCCACAAACATCAGCAGTAAAGCCACCATAATGACCATAGTATGGTGCATCATGTTTAGGATTATCCACAAGATCCTGTTGATCATCATTTGGATTTAAAACAGGACACTGGTACATTCCAATTATAGATTGGTAAGGAGGCCCTTCTGTTTGAGGATCGTTGAATATAGATACCCCCATTGTAGAGCCAGAAAATGGAATCTTATCTTGAATGTTAGATACCTTTGTGTCCAACCATTCATTTGGCAACCAACCATACCACCAATACTTGTTAAGATCACATCCTGAAAAATCTTCTCCTAGATTTTCAGTTATCAATTCGCATTCTAGTGGAATTGAATTAATTTTTTCTTGCAGCCCTTCACATGAATATTCTTCACAATCAAATGTTATACCAAAAGTAGTGTCTTCGATTGGAAGATTAAATTCTTGTATTCTTCGTTCTGCTTCTTTCTTTGCTAAACATTGTTTATACTTGTCCTCATATTCTTTTGCTTCATTTATTTTTTCTATGATTGGATCACGAATTGTTCTTTTAATTTCAATCATTCGATCTAATTCTAAATCAGTATGACTATACCAAACATTTTTAGAATTACCGACTCCAATTTTATTAGAGTAATTATATCCATAACCATTAAATAATTTTGTTAGTTGAGTATTTTTGGGAAGCATATCCTCTCCAGCAAAGGTTGTATCTTCTGCTGTTTCAGTTTCAGTTAAAATGTCATACTTTTCAATATGCTTCCATTTTTTATAATCTTCTTCGTGGTTATATTCTACTTTTTCTTTTACAAAGAAAGGTTCAGGATTTTCATTTACATTCAAATAGTAGTCAAAATGTCTTAAATCATAATGACAACCAGGCCTTACACAATCGTATTGCTTTTCGTACCCTGCTCCTGATACGGTGCTTCCTTCCGGAAGAATTGGTTCTATATTTTCTGTTGGATATGGCATACTATTTCCTCCTAGTATTTATACTATCCGCCCTGACTGCAAGCACCGAAGCCAGAACAAGTGCTACACAAGTTATGTGCAAATGCCTCACCTTCACAAATAAATGCGCCACAATTAACGCTACAAGTAGATTCTATACATCCATATGCACCATCCCCATTTCCGCACGCACATTTCTCACATGGTCCATTGATGCTTCTGCAACAATAATATGTTCCAAGGCCTCCATTTTCATTACTATCTCCACCATCATCATCGCCTCGATATCCATTGCATTCATCAGGATTACAATACTCACCATCGGTACATTCGCTACAACTTGAAATTGGGTTGCCACCTATTGCTGTACATGTTTCTGGTTCCAGATTCGGATAACAATCTGCACTTCCAGTCCCTTCCCCAACACAACAGGGCTTTGGTTCTGGATCGTCCTCGCCACATGTCCGTGGCCCGCAGTTTCCTCCTACAAACATTCCTGAACATTCTGATGGATGAACTCTTGAGCAAGTATTACCATTACAACATGCACCAGTGTCTTCTCCTGGTCCACCGCCGCCGCTACTATTGTCGTCATCACAATCTAAACAATCTATACATTCATAAAAGCCTCTAGGATTACAACAACATGTTTCAGGCAGTTCTGGGTTTATATTGAAACCGAAACAGGGATCATCCGGAACTTCAACTAAATTTCCTTCATTATCACAGCAAACATATGTTACTTTATCAGGATCACATTCATCTTCTTTTGGATCACATGCCGACCTCATAATGACATTAGGCGTATCGACAGGGATATCTTCCTCGACTGGAAAGTCGCCGTCATAGTCATCCTCGGGCGGCTCCGGTGAGGATGGTGAGTTTTCCACAGGAACTTGACACGGTCCTCCAATAAACTCTCCACCAGCAGACACACAGCAAACTTCGGCTGTTTGATAACAATATTCCCCATAACAACAGGCTCCTGGCTCAGCGACAACTCCTTGCCAAAATCCTTCACATTCATCAGCAGTGGTTTCCTGACAAACTGGTTCTGATTCACCATCACATTCTTTTACACATATAATAATTTCTTCTGTTGGAGTGTCAGTCGAAGGTGGTTCACCTGTATTGTAATTGTTAGGATCACAAATAAATTCTTCTTCTTCAATCAGATCATCTGGACACGGAAATACCATAGATGTGTCACAAGCATTATCCCACAGAGATATATCAATTCTTGGAGGCTCTTGAGATGGACACTTGCAAGGTACTCCCATTGCTTGAACATTCTGCAAAGCGACTTCACAATCCTCAGAACTTCCTAAATTATATTGGTTTCTTATGGTATAAGGCAACATATATGAAATGGTACAAGGTGCAGCACCATCATTGCATTTTTCAAAATGATCATTTCCTTTTAGATCTTCACGAAGTTTTACTGGAGAATCAAAAGCGTTCCCAAAAGCTCTAGGCCATCCTAGTCCTCCCCAACCACAGAAACCGTCAGGATTTTTTTCATCGTCTTGGCACTCCCACCAACCCGGAAGAGGATTATTGTCTGGCCAACCACAACTCTCTATTTTTTCTTTATCACAGTTACAACATTTAAAGTGTTTAGCCATCATGTTGTTGATTCCACCCAAGTAATCCTCTCCAGTTATAACAAAAGTATCCTCGTAGATATCTCCACCAGAACCATCAGCAGAATACTTAGGGAATGGATGATTATCATAATAAAAAACAGGCAATTCCCAAACCGCCAATGTCTCTTCCATTTGCTGCAAAGCATAAGTAGGAAGATCTCCGGCCTGTTCACAGTTGCAATAAAATAAACTTTTATCTGATTTCTCAGAGCAGTAGATTTTGTCTTCATCTTCAATTAACCACTCTTCTTCCTGTTTGGTATAATTTTTAAATTGCACCGCAGGTGGAATTAAATCTGCAAACCACCAATAATTAGGATTTGTAGGATAATCCCACAAGAAACAACTTCTATCGCACGAATGACCGGCACAAAATTCAACAGGTTTTCTTCCAGGCTGTTCTGGTGTATATACGTTTCTTTCATCGGTGAACTTTCCAACTTCAGGATCAAACTTAGAATGGTATGGATTAAATTTAAATGATGCAGCCTCTTCTCCCCATATTTCCACAAATTTATCATAAACTGCCTTTGCTACTTGCCATGCACCGGGATTATCAATCCCATCACTTTGATCTGACTCGGTACACCATGTCATTGATCCTGTGTTATCGACACCGAAATATATTTGACCGGGATATGGGTTTATAGATTCGTCGCTTAATATTTGAGGACCAAATCTTTCTTGAATCATATCATTAATTGCAGCGGCTGCATTTTCAACTGATTCGGGGTTGTTGTACCTTTCATATTCTACTTTTTCTATTGGCAAATCATAACATTCTGGAGTAGGATGATCCTGACACCAAGAATCGCAAAGAGGAATATCAAGAGGCCCGGGATCAAATACATCTTCTGGTAAACTATCCGGAAATGCATCGGCGTCTGGTAAAGCTGGAACGCAATCTTCTCCGGTTTTACTACAATCAAAACCTCCGGCTAAATCAAACTCAGAACCGAAAGGCCACCAAGTTCCGATTGGTTTCACTCTAACCTCTAAACCAACTCTAACTTTGTTTACCGTGGTGGTAGTCCCATCTCTATTTTCTATTTCCTCTTCGAAGACATAATCATTATCGATTTCGAATTTATCTGCTTCTACGACGGGGTGTATTACATCTTCATTTTGCAAACAGAAAGGCGTACATTCATTTGTAAACCATTCATAACATACACCAGAGTAAAATAAATCTGGATTATATGTTAAGTAATTATTTAATTCTTCTTGTTCTATTCTTCCACATGTCTGTGAAGTATCGGTGCCAATGTATATGAACGCAGCGGGCGGAACATCCGTGCATTCATTACAACAACAGGATTTATGATGCATTGCCATAATTTAATATCCATCACTGTTCTTCGGTTGGAAGATCTTTACAATCATCGTCCTCTTGATCACACTCACCATCCACTGTGTTTGATGCTGTAAAGAAATATTGAGGATTATTTTCTTGATCCCAATATATCTTCATATCAACAACTGGATATATTCCAGTAACGTCTTGATCATCGTCAATTAAAGGAGATATTAGCCTTTTAACATTATTCTTTTCTCCATCCGGGCCGGATTGATGTTCTCCCGGAATAGTTTCTCCATCTTCTTCCTCAGATTGAACTTCGGTCATAGAGCCTCTAATTGGTTGAATTTTAAAACACCCGTCTTCCCATAACATAGAGTCAATTCTTACTCCGGGGGATTCCCAGCCTAATCTTCCTGTCTCTTCCCCTTCATAATCATAGAATCCATCATTGCCCATTTCCATTGTGTTAAAGGCAGATCGACCAAAGTATTTGTAATCTTCTCCCTCTTCTTCTCCAATTATCCAATGTGGACCACTTTCCTCATAAGTGACCCAAGATCTAGTTCCTCCATGATTAATCGGTTTTATTTTAAATGATGGTTTATTATTTTCATAATCAAAAACAAGATAAACTTCGGCAAAAGCATATCTCCATCTTGGAACATAATCATCTATTTGTTCGAAGCCAACAATCGCAGCAGGAAAGTGATCTCTGTATCTACAATTTACTCTGTAATAAAATTTCTTAAGATTGCTAGTGAACCAAAGAGGATAATTTTCTGTGTCTATTTTAGGCCTATAGTAAACAAAATTTGTTCTATACGCTCCGCTCTCTAAAAGATCAATATGATCTGCTCTCTTTGCCCTTGATATATTTAATATTCTATTTCTAGCAAGTACCCCACTTTCTCCACTCATGTCCATATTAAAGAAATAACTTTTTTCCTCTGGAACCTCTTCTCCCTCTTCAATCATAGAATGAACAGATTTGAAATTCCATTTTTTTAAATCTTGGTAGAACATGTAATTTGCTTTTACGCCGCCGCCTTCACCTTCATCTTCATGATAAGCATTTTCTGCTAGTTGATGTATAAGATCTAAAAATCTTTGAGGTCCATCTTTTCTTAGAGAAGAATATTCTTCTTCTTTCGGTCTATACCAAATCTTATTAGTGGTTTCTTCTACCCTTTCGGAAAGGGGGAATTCATAGTTCAGCATATCAAATTGATAATTTCTAGATAATAAATCTTTAACAAAATCATGAATGTAACCATAATATTGAGAAAGTTCTGGATTAGATTCTTTCATATCTTCATATAGATGAGCATCATCATAAGTTGACATTGTGAGATCTCTCGCAGTGAAATATATCTCATATGCCCGCATTGAATTCATATCGCCATCTATTTGTTCTACAGAATAAATGTGAAATGGAGGTAAGTATATTAGTCCTTCTTCTGAGTCGGGTTCTCTTATGATAATATCTAGAACCTCATTTCCCTTAAGAGGCAAAATAGCACCAAAATCAGAAAAGTCTTTTACTTGCAACTTTCCCGATAAACAAGGAGCAAACATATCTTCAAAAATTATTAATTTCTCTATCGCATTTGAAGTCAATAAATCAATAGTATCGCCTGGATCATCAGAAGATGCATTACCTGTTCCTTTTCTTATAGAAACAGTATCATATATGATTTGAGATTGTAGTTGTCTTTCGCCACTTGTCATAATTTAATTCCATTCAATATACGTTATATGTATCGGTTGAATTATTATTCAAATTGGCGATTGGGGTGTTTCTAAGTCTTTTCTTTCTCTTAGAAGAATATACCAATTTATTTCCTCGTTCTCCCTTCAATGCTTCTTTCATTAGATTGTATGCTTGGAATTTAAAATCATCATTTAGTAGTTTTATTCTTCCTAAAGATCTCTCGGAAACATCTAGTTCTTTATAAACAATCGGAGTGTAATTGTTAGAATATGTGGTTCCGGCCGAACCGTCAAATCCTAAAACGCCACCAATAATGGTGTCTCCGTAATCATTGTTTGTTCCTGACTTTAAATTGATTGGTGTTGTTTGCTGAACAGATAAACTTTTATGATTTAATGTTGGAGGAACACTTCTTCCGCTTTTATTCTCAATTACATCCACGATAGCATCATCTGGATGCACTATCTTTTTAATGGTTCCCCATACCACTGGCCAAGCATGAACCTCTCCGGGTTCTTTTTCTATAACCATCACGACATCACCTTCGCTAAAACTATTTAATTTTTCACCACTAACTCTAGCGGCTCTGAATGTGGGATCCCAGTTTCTAATTGGAAGTATGTCTATAACACCACCTGTGTTGATTTGAGGGGCATCATAAACTAAAGAACCTCCCTCTCCAACAGTTTCCTTTGTTGCAGAGGAATCTCCTTTAACTAATATATCTCCTGTCCTGAAGTCTCTTTCAGGAAGGCCGCTTGTTCTTTCGATATAAAATATTTTTTCCTGAACGGTTGATTGTTCTCTTGTTCTATAACCATTCATATCTTTCTTTTCTCTATATGACTCTATAAATGGATTTGTTATATCATTAAACATAAGAACTAACCACCACCAATCGGAGCTTCCATAAAACTGATGAGCAATGATATCAGCAGTATCTTGTGCCTTCACTTCATATCTCTGATATGCTCTAGCAGTAAAAGCATTATCAAAAAGAAACTTTGCTCTTTTCAACACATTAACCATCTCTATCCCATAGAGATTGACAGAAGGAAAATCATAAGTTGTTTTTGAGAATGGTTTAAAATACATTTTTTTATATCCTATATTTTATAAAGTAAAGTTCTGCGCCATTTACGCCACATCAATCGATGCCTGGGAAGTAATCAATTCCCAGTTGGCCTGGGGGCGGGGCCGGGTTGCCCCTGTTCGTCGGATCGTTCATTATTTTTTCTAAACTTTCTCTGTTGTGAAGTTTTTGTTCTGAGAAGTTAACTGTTAAGTTTACAAAAGTAGGTGCCGAGGCGTTACTGGCGGCATATACACCTGCACCGTTGTAATTTACATTTACATCTGTTATTACACATACTCCAAAAACACCCCATTTATTAGTAGCACTAACATCAGTTCCATCTCCAGAGGCCATCATATGTGAAACTTTCCAAACTAAAGGGGTTTTATAAGTTGCAACATACTTAGCTGCATCGGCACTTGCCTCGAAACCCTCCTTAGCACCTTCGGCCTGCATGACTGAAGGAGCGGTCCATTTACGAAAAGCATTAATGACATTCTGAATCTTCTCCGGATGATCTTCTCGTATTGATGCTAATTCCCAAGTATATGAAAATGTTCTAAATGCTGGAGATTGAAAATGTTTTTGTTCTCTTGGATTTCTTACAGTTCCGTTCATTAATAATTCTGCTTGAGCAGCCATTGGAGCCTGACGAAGCAGTTGTCCTCCCACTAACTCAGCGATAGCTCCTCCCTCAGACACAGCATTACTGACGATTGTTCCAATACCCTCCCCGATTGACGTACTTTGGCCAAGGTCCTTAGTTAACTTGTCAATTACTTCGCCCCCCACTGCGAAGGTATCAAAATTTAAATTCTGATATTGTTGAGAATTATTTTCTTGTATATTTTGGGGGGCGGGAAGATATATGCTAACCTTTGGTTTTGTTGACAGTTGCTCATCACCAGAATAGGTTATCTCCCAGCCCTTCTCGGGCTCATAGCCTCTAAAATTCACCCAATGTGCAACGCCAAGGTTTTCTCCATCCCGCGAAGGAAAACTAAGTTCAGACATGTTTTTTTATTCCTTTATTTGGCTCATAAATATGTATAAGGATTAAAATAGAATGGCATATAAATCGAGATACAAAGTAATTAACCGGAAAAAATACATCGGAGATCCTGACAAGGTTATATGTCGATCCTTATGGGAAAGACAGGTTTGTAAATATTTAGATTCTAATAAAAACATCATACGCTGGGGAAGCGAAGAGATTTCAATACCATACTATTCCCCAGTCGATAAAAAAATGCATAGATATTATCCAGATTTTATCGTAGAAAAGAAAAACAAAAGAAATGAGATTGAAACGACCATAATTGAAGTAAAACCTCATAAACAAACAAAAATGCCAGAAAGAAAAAGAAAATCAAAAAAGTCTTATCTTTCAGAATGTCTCACATTTGAAATTAATTCTGCAAAATGGGAGGCAGCAAGAGAATATGTAAAGAAAAATAACTGGAATTTTTTGATATTAACGGAAAAGGATATTTTTCCAAATAAATAATGGCAGGAGAAAAAAATGCCAGAACCACAATTATTTCCGCCCGGGTTTCTTGAGGACCAAGGGTTTCCTCCGCAGGAGGAAGGCCCGGCTTCAATACAGGCCTCCATGGGGTCCGGCCAGATAGACAAAATAGTAGAGAGCATTCAAGGTGGTTTATTAAGACCTACCAAATATACTTGTAAACTTACTATGCCTAATCTGATGGGTGGCAAGGATGTCACATATGAATTAGCAGAAAGCACAGCATTGCCAGGAAGATCTTTAGCAACCATTCAAAGAAGAATATGGGGACCGATTTATGATATTCCATACGAGAGATTATATTCTGGAGATTTAGAATTAGTATTCATATTGTCTGTAAATACCATAGAAAAACACAGAACAGCGTTTTCTAAATGGATGGATATTATCATAAGCGACAATGCATTAATGATTACAGGCAGAGATCAATATACAGGAACAATGGTAATTACATTAGAAAATGATAAAGGGGAATCTGTGATGGGTGTAGAACTAGAGGAAGTTTACCCTAAATCTATTCAACCAATTTCATTAAGTTACAATTCGATAGATGATTATGTGCGTCAAGCTGTTACCTTCTCATTCAGGAAATGGAAAGAAGCGGAAATTCCGCCGCCACCGCCGCCGCCGGGCCCGGATACTACTACTATTGATTAACTTTATTTTATAAAATATAGGAGAATATATTATGTCAATTGCATCAATATTAAAATCAGAAATACCCCAATATCAACTAAAGTTGCCTTTGTCTGGAAAAGAAGTGTCTTTTAGACCTTATAAGGTAAAGGAAGAAAAAGTTTTATTACTTGCATTAGAGCAAAATTCCGAAAAATCAATTCTAAATGCAATTAAAAATTTAGTTGCAAATTGTGTTGATGAAATTGATGATGCAGGAGATCTTGCGATAGGAGATTTAGAATATATCTTTTTACATCTTCGTTCTAAATCCGTAGGAGAAAAGGTTAAACCAAATATAATTTGTCCCCTGACGGGCAAACAAATAAGCATAGATTTAGATCTAACTACAATTAAAATGAATAAAAAGGCTCCTAATAACAAGATAAAACTTTCAGATGAAGTAGGAGTAACTCTTAAATATCCTTCATTGAACTCTTTAGAAAAAGCAAAAGTAAAAGATTATTCTAAATTGGGAGATGTTAAAAATCTATTCAAAATAATTTGCACATGCGTTGAAGAAGTATGGACAAAGGATGAATCATTTTTAACATCAGAAATACCATTAAAAGAGGTTGAAGAATTTGTTGAATCTATGACTGTTCCACAATTTGAGAAGGTAGTTGGTTTCTTCGATAAATGTCCAAAATTAACAAAGAAGATAAAATATAAAGTTCCAGTTGATCCAGAAAGAAATGAAAACGATGAACCTTTACCGGAACACAATGAAATAGTATTGGAAGGATTAAATGATTTTTTCGTCTAGGCCTTTCCCATATGAATCTGTATGCTCATTATGTCATAGTATTTCAATTAGCACAACATCACGGCTGGAGCATAACAGAATTAGAAGAAATGTTACCTTGGGAAAGGGAAATTTACATGTCACAGGTACAAAAATATATTCAGGATGAAAACAAGAGAATAGAACAGCAACAAAGAAGATAGGAAAAATAAGTGCCAAAATTTAATTACAAAGCGGTTAAACCTGAAAGCCAAGGTGGAGGAGAAGTAACGGGATCATTAAATGCCGCCTCTGCGGAAGATGTCATGGAGGCACTTCAGGCTAGAGGAGTATTCCCCGTTGAAATTAAAGAACAGGCCACAGCAGCGATGCGTGGTGCTGGTGCTGGAGGTCAACAATTTAAAGCATTCAAAGGACAAACTTCTCAAACTTCTGGTGGAGTTTTATCAGCAGCTAAAAACGCACTCACTCCTGGCGATGCTAAAAGGAATAAAAAACAGAACGTAGGTGAACTTCTAAATGAAATGAAAGAAAATCAAACTACGATTAAGGGATTGAGAACCCCGAAAGCGAGATTTGAAAAAAGACAACAAGATAAAAAGGATAGAGATAACGATAGAAGAGAACGTCATAGAGATAAAATTTTTGAAAACATGAAGTCTTCCCTTGGAACTATAGGGGAGTCTATGACCGAGGCAGGTAAAAATGTCATGACAGGCCTAGGATCCGGACTTAAACAAGATTTCGCTGAAATCTTAGGTCCCGTTAGTGCAGTTCTGGAACTGCCTTTTATCAGAACAGTAAAAAATGTTGGATTTGGCTTAGCAAAAGATCTTGGGAAAGGAGCAGCCGGCTCCATAGGTTCACTTTTTGGATTTAAAGGTAAAAAGAAGAAAGGCGAAGAGGAAAAAGGTAAAGGTGAAGATAAAGATAAAGAAGGCAAAGACGAGTCAGGCGAAGTTCCTAAACTATTAGAAAATATTTCATCTATTCTTGTTGAGATGGCAAATGGAATAGCAGATAGATTAGATAAACTAATATTGGCTACTTTTAACGGAGATAATTTAACACACGATCTCTTAGGTGATCAGTTCGAACAGTTCGAAGGCTACAGGAGTGCTTTCGCAAGGGCGAACAAACAGATGCATGATCGTGAGAGAAAAAGAGATTCTGAATCTAGAAGAAGCAGATTGAAGGGCAGACTCTCACGAAGAGAAGAGCAGTCAGAAAAGAAGGCAAGCATTCTGGGAGATGCGGTGAAGAGTGTTAGTAAAGGAAAAGGAGGACTATTCCGTGGCCTTTTCTCAATGATAACCAGATTTTTACCTATGTTGGCAATGGCATTACCATTGTTGCTTAAAGGGGCATTGATTGTAACATTAATCGCAGCAGTCGTAGGTGCAGTATTGTTAGCATTAAATTGGGATACAGTCTTAGACTTTTTAGGCGAGATTTTCGGTTTAAATAAAGAAGAAGAGAGAGTAAGAAAAGAAGCAACAGAGGGGGCGTCGGCTTCAACTAGAGAAACCGAAACTGGATTTAAAACAAAAAGCGGAAAAAGCATTTATAAGGATCATGAGACAGGGGAATTCCACGCAATGACGGCCGAGGAAGCTGAGACCGCCGAAAAAGAAGGCAATGAAAATCTTAGTGAATTTAAAATGAGAAAAGATTTTAAAACGGGAGAGATATTGGGAATGTCTGACGAGGGACGAGCCCGAATCGCAGCGGGATTTGAAAGTGCAGAGGAATTCCAACAGATTATGCAGGAGGAAGGTACTGGAGGCAAAGGTCTAATCTATGATCAGCTTAGAGTTGAAGCAAAAAATTTAGCTGATGAATTTAGAGATGGTTATGTAAATGATTGGCATACTGACGCAAACGGAATTAAACTGGGAAGGGCTTGGAATGCTTGGAGTTCGACTCAAGCAGGCTTCTTACAAAGTTTAGTAGATAGAGTACGAGATAACGTAATGCAAGGCATAATCACCCCTGAGCAAGCGGTAGGAATATTTGCTCAGGATCCTATTTACCAAGGTGTTGCTGACGGAGGAAACTTCGAACACTCAAAGTGGTGGGTTGGAGACCAGTTTGGGGAATTCTATTTTCCAAATGGAGCTTATTTAGAGGGAGGAAAACTTACCTATCAAGGAAAAACTATCAAAGGTGAGCATACCGGCAGTCTTTCATCGACACTGGCCTGGGTCGGGGCGGATAAACCTGCTCCAGCCGATCTTACACAAGTATTCCCGGAACCAACAGGAGCATTAGCAGAGGGAGGCCTTGTCCGTAAAGCAATGGTAGCATTAATGGGAGAAGCTGGACCAGAAATAGTAATGCCTCTTGATAGATCTGTTGAAATTGTTGGAGGAATGTTAGCTAAAGCTATGGATTCATCTACTGCTGTCCATTCAAATACATTAGGAAAGGCCCAACTAGCACAAGATTTATCAACAAATTCAAAATTAAATGGAACATCAAGTCCGACCGTTGTTGTTGCAAACACAACAAACGCTCCTACGAACGTAACATCTACAAATATCAGTTCTACAGTTTCTTCATCAGGAAATTCAAATCACCCATCATTCAGAAGAAGCGGAAGAGATCAGACAAGATCAGAAATGTTCTAAAAAAGAAAGGGAGGGGTTTCCCCCTCCCTTGCCTCAATCGTCGGCTGCAAGTTTCTCAAAATATGACAAAGCATCACTTTCTTCAACCGCACTTGAAGAATCATCTGCATCCTCGGATTTAGTTTCTGTGACCTCTACATTTTCAACTGTGCTTGGCTTCTTATCCATTACTGCACGAATATCATCACCAAGAACTGTCTGAAGTTTAGTCTTCAGTTCTTCGTAGCTCTTGTACTTGGCAGGATCCGTAAACTCTGAAAGACTATACTGCTTCTTCCACAAATCCTCAAGTTGAGCATCATCACCGCCGAGAAGAGGCGAAGGTGATGCGAATTCTGACTTATCATAATTAAGATAACCAGAAACTTTACGAATCTTCAGCTTGAAGTCTGCACCAGTCCAGAAGTCAAACGGATTGATTGGTTCTTCATCTTGGAACTCGGGTTGCATAGCCTCTTGAATCTTATTGAAGATCTTCTGTCCATAACGATACAGGAAAATCTTTCCTTCGTTCTGTGGATTCGCAGGATCGGAAACAATGTAAATGCTTGAAACATAATTCGTCTTTCGACGACGGCTTCGAGCAATGTCCTTGTCCTTTTCCGAACCAGAATTCCAGAGCTTACTATTCATCTCTGAGACTGGATCTTTCTCACCGAAGGTAGTGCGTGAATTCTCGATGTACCAACCACCGGGACCTTGGAATCCATGAGAATAATACTTTGCCCACGGAAGATCTTCTTCTCCCGCCGCAGGAAGGAATCGAATAACAGCAAAACCGTTACTGGACTTGTCCAACTCTGGACGCCAGAAACGGTCATCTTTATACGAATCCTTCTTGTTCATATCCTCAAGTTTCTGTGTAAGATTTGAGATATTGTTTCGTGAACGATTTTTGAAATCTGAAAATGAACTCATATGGTTCTCCTTTTTTGTGGGAACTCCCCACGATTAAAACTGTGCAGGACCTCCCTGCATCTTTTGTAATTATACATTAGTATCAATAGAGATCAATCAAAAAGTGGTAGTTTAGATTTTTTCTTTCTGATTATGTTTAATTCTCTGCCCTCGATTTCTAACTTTTCTTTGATAGGCTTTGTCAGATACTTATTCATCTGTTCTGGCTCTACAGTGTACTTCTCTGAGATGAATAGGACGGCATCGATATAAGAACCGCCATTCTTCTCAACATGTGTTTCTATTTCTTTAGAAACATCATTTTTATCCATAAATAATATCATATGATTTACTCCTTTTATGGAATTATACAACATGTAAAAATAGGACTCAAGGATTAAATATATATAATGTAAAACTATTAATTAAAAGCAGGGAGAATGCTTCATGTCCATCTTTAATGCCAATCAAAATGTAGCAGGACAAACAGGTGATAACGTAGTAATCGGCGGAGCAACATACG